GTGCTGGCAATAACAAAGCAATCACAGTCGTATCTGGTGCATCTGGGTCCAGCCACAACTACTCCTTGGCATTCCACCGTGACGCTATCATGTGCGCTAACAAAGACTTGCCTCTTCCAGGCGGAGTTGCATTAGCAGACTACGTTAAAGATCCAATGAGCGGTATCGGTGTTCGCGTCGTTCAACAGTACGACGTCCGTAATGACCAGTTCATTACACGATTCGACACACAAGTCGCATGGGCACCACTATACGAACAGTTAGCAGTTCGTATCGCAACAAACTAAGAACCAGGGGAGAGTAATCTCCTCTATCAATAACTTAAGGAAAATAAAATGAGCAATCCAGGACCAGCAGTTAGCACAAGCACTAACACACAAACAGTTACAGGCGGTTCCGCAGGTGCTGTAGTAGGCACTGTTAGCGGACCAACTACCTTCGCAGGTAGCAACTTCGTTGCAGCATCTACATTAACAGACGTAGCAAGCGTAATCGCTTATCTACACACATTAGGTTTAGCGACTTAATAGGATCTACCGTCAGGTAGATACAGACGGGCCCAGAGGTAGCAATGCCCTGGGCTTTCTCTATATATAAATACACAAGCAACAAGGAATCATATGATCACAGGACCAGCAATAGAGGGCTCATGGAACCCACAGACAGTTACGGGCGGCGATGCTGGTTCTGTCATCATTGGCGATACTATCCTAAAGTTAAACGCTTTATTCGAAGGTAACGTCAACATTATGGGCACATTGACTGTCCAGGAACTCGAAACAGAACACAGCAGTATCGTTGTAGATCACGACATCACAGCAGGTGGCAACTTAGTTATTAACGGCACATCTTTAATGATGGAAGCAGTTACTATGGATCAATCAGCATACATTGGTACAACACTCAATGTAGGCGGCGACACATCGTTATCTGGTCTATTAGATGTCATAGGAAATACAACATTAGAAGCAACATTAGATGTCAATGGTGATACTGCATTGCATGTATCACTAACAGTAGATGGTGACACTTATCTTTCATCCATATTAGACGTAACGAGTGATACTGCATTACACGCATCCTTAAATGTAGATGGTGACACAACAATCAATCCAGGAAACTTCTTAGTCACGTCTGGAACGATTACAGGAGGCAGCACGATTTATGCAACCGGCTCAATCACCTCAGCAGCAAATATTGCCTCTGGAACATCCGTCGTCGCAGGAAGTTCGATCACAGCAGGAACAACGATCCACGCTACTGGCTATATCAGTTCTGCAGCAAATATCTCAGCAGGAACGACTATTGCAGCAGGCGGAACAATCTCTACTCCTACAAATATCTCAGCAGGAACGACTATTGTCGCTGCTGGAAATATCGGCGCTGCGAACTTCAGCGGTAATAGTAGAGGAAATAACACCGGTGACCAGACAATCACGCTTACAGGTCCTGTTACAGGTAGCGGGCAAGGCTCGTTCACTACTACAATCGCAGCAACCGGCGTAGCAGCTGGAGTTTATGGCAGTGGCACACAAATCCCTCAGTTTACCATAAATGCTGCCGGACAAGTTACGACTGCGAGTAATGTGTCCTTAGGAGCATTAGCACCAACCAGTATTGCAGCAACCGGAAATATTTCGACTACGGGAAATCTATCCGTAACTGGAAATAGTGCAATCACAGGTAATGAAGTAATCACAGGCAATCTAACAGTTAATGGCACACGAGTTAGCTTATATGGTGTTACTCCAGTGGCAAGAGCATCTGCAATCGCAGCACCAACAGACTTAGCGACTGCAATAATAGCAATCAATGCGATTAGAGTCGCATTACAAAACTTAGGAGTAACTCTATAATGACAAATATTAATCCAGGCCCTGCAAACGGCGCAAATGACAAGTTCAACTGGTTATTGATCAATCCTTACGTCGAGTAATATATGTCAACAGTAAGAAAACTTATTACAGGTGCTATGCGACTTATCAATGTCGTGCAGGCCAACGAAAATCCATCTGCAGATGATATGGATATTGCGGTACAAGCATTGGATGCAATGACAGATAGTTGGTCCAATGACAGTTATATGATTTACACAATGAATCCATATAACTTCCTAACCTCTCCTGGAGTGCAACAATACACTCTTGGTCCAGGTGGGGATTGGAATACAACACGTCCCATGGCTATCAACCAAGCATACGTGCATTACCTAGGTGCTGGCTCACAACCTGTAGATATGCCGATTGTGTTGGCAAATGACGCACAATGGGCAAGTATCGCAGTTAAGAGCATTCAAACGACCTTCCCGACAGTATTGTATGATAACGGCAACTATCCTTTGCGCACAATCAATCTGTGGCCTATTCCAAATATGGAACAGACGATCACACTATGGTTATGGCAACCACTTCTTGATCTGTCAGACTTGGATGGAGAAGTAACATTCCCACCAGGTTATGAACGTGCGTTCCGTTTCTGTTTAGCGGTAGAGTTGGCTCCAGAATTTGGTAAAGAAGTATCACCTACAGTAGCGGCAACTGCGGTTAGAGCGAAAGCGGAACTCAAATCGCTAAATGCAGTAACACAGTATCAAAACTTCGATCAATCACTACAAAGCAAACAAAGAAATCAGTTCAACTGGATTACCGGTAACATGGTTCCTTTCCGTTAAAAGGATAATATGGCAGAGACTAAAAAGAGATTTCCAGGATTCATTGGTCCGTCGTATCAGGCACGCTCTGCAAGATTCGACTGCCAACGTCTGGTCAATATGTATATCGAGTTAGACAGTCTTGGCAGCGGTAAAGGTGAGGAACCAGCAGTTCTCATCTCCACACCTGGATTAGTATTTCAACAAACAATCGGCGTAGGTCCAATCCGTGCTACCTATACACAGTCCAATGTAGAATCGTCTTGGGTAGTTAGTGGCAATAAGGTATATCAAATCGCAGGTGCTGCGGCTATTCCTATACTGATTCCTGGATCGCTTATGACAACCAGCGGCCCAGTGCAAGTTAGTGATAATGGAACACAAGTTATCTTTGTAGACGGTCAATTCGGTTATTACGTAGATACAAGTGCTACAACGCCAACAGTAATACAACTTACAGATCCACACTTTCACGCAACAGACACTATCACATTCCAGGATGGATATTTCATCGGTGTAGATAAAGGCACCGGCAACTTCTTTATAAGTGACTTATACAGCGTTACATTTCTTCCACTTAACGAAGCAAATGCAAGCGGCGCAAGTGACATCCTGATCGCAGCGATTTCTGTAAATCGACAGTTATATCTTCTTGGTGCAAAATCAACAGAGATCTGGTGGGATAGCGGTCAAAGCGGCAGCACTCCTTTCCAACGACAAGACGGTCGCTTTTCACAGATTGGTTGCGCAGCACCTGCGAGTGTAGCAGTCGTAGGTGAGACCTTTATGTGGCTGGGCAGCAATGCTCAAGGCGGCGGTATTGTGTACTCATTAGAGAATGCTATGCCAACTCGGGTAAGTAACTTCGCAGTAGAATATGCAATACAACAGTTCGACGATTTAAGCGGTGCGACAGCATATGCCTACCAACAAGAAGGACACTACTTCTATTTGTTAAATATTCCTGGTAGCAGTTCAACCTGGGTATATGATGTATCTGTGGGTCAATGGCACGAACGCGAGTCAGTTCACAATGGCAATACAATCCGCCATATAGGACAGACTCACTGCCTGTTAAATGGACAACATATTGTAGGTGACTATCGCAATGGCAATATATACACATATGATCTTGATTACTATACAGACAACGGCCAAATAGTGAACCGTATACGCCAATCACCACACGTTAGTGACTCGTTAAATCGCCTATTCTATAAACTGTTCGAAGTAGATATGCAGTTCGGTGTAGGATTAGATAATACCAGCATTGATCCACTAAATCCAACTGAAGGCAGCGACCCACGTATTGTATTAGAAATAAGCAATGACGGTGGTCAAACCTGGGGTAATCCAATCTACGCAAGTATTGGTAAGGTCGGACAATACAAAACAAGAGCAAGATGGCAACGTCTTGGTTCGAGTCGCGATCGCGTATTCCGTGTCACTGTTAGTGAACCAGTTCGCTGCACTATGCTAAGTGCATTCCTCGACGTAGAAAAGGGCGATGCGTAATGACTGAAGGTGAAATCGAAGAGCGACTGTTACAGTTGCCACAGACAGATTGTCCAGTTCGTCACATATTCGGCCCGAATCTCTATATTAGAGAGATGACCATACCTGCAAATACGTGGATTGTAGGGCATAAGCACAAGACATCAACATTAAACGTTATGATTAAGGGCAAAATCCATATAATATTGGGTGATGGCTCGTATAAAGAACTGGTCGCTCCTCAGACTTTCACTTCTGACCCTGGCCGAAAAGTGGCGATCGCAATAGAAGAAACCATATGGCAAAATATATGGGCAACAGACGAGCGAGACATTAACAAGTTGGAAGACCTGTTTCTGGACAAAACTGACTACGCACTTACCAGACTACCACAGTTAGATCGCAAACCACAACTACTGCTCGGATATGAGAACGATTTCAAGACACTCTGTGACGAAATGGAAATGAGTGAAGAACAAATCACAGACATAGCACACGATATGAGTGATCACATTGACTTACCATACGACTCATATAAGTTCAAGGTCGACTTGTCACCTATAGCGGGTGATGGTGTGTTCGCTACCAGCGATATCAAAATGGATGAGTTGATCGGACCTATAAATATAGATGGTAAGCGAACAGTGTTGGGCAGGAAAATGAATCACGCGATACCCCCAAACGCAATGATGATTCGTATGCAAGATGGAACAGTAAATCTATATGCAACAAGAGATATTCGCGGAGCATACGGATGCGACATTGGGGAAGAGATTACAGTAGATTACAGGTTCTCGTTATTATCGATGAATCCTGGACTAACACTTAAAGAGATAAAAGGAAGAATACTATGTCAGCAGGAATAAGCGCGGGAACAGCAGCACTCGTAGGTGGTTCGTTACTCGTAGGTGCTATGGGTGCAAGTGCGTCACGTAGTGCTGCAAGTCAACAAGCAGATGCGGCAAATAACGCAAGTGCTCAACAACTACAAGCATCACGAGAAGCAAATGCGTTACAATCGCAGATGTATAACCAAAATCTTGTAAATCAATCTCCATATATGCAGTCAGGTCAGACTGCACTCGCAGCACTTATGGGCGGTATGAATCTTGGTGCACCACAATCATTAGCAACCAATCAACCACAAGGTTATCCTAGCAACACTATGATGAGTCCAGGCGGCGGAGGTTTATTTGGCGGAGTCGCAGGCGCATTAGCAGGTGCAGTTCCTACTTCATCATCTACCGGGCCATCTTCCACCATTGGCGATACAAGCGGCACTACTAACTACGGTGCAAGCAACAGTGCAATGGCTAACGCATCAAATCAATATGCTGGTCAGTTGTCAGGAACATTCAAGCCAAGCGATTTAAATATTGACCCCAGTTATCAATGGCGTTTAAATCAAGGCACTCAAGCGTTAAATTCGAGTGCTGCGGCTCGTGGCTTAATGGGTAGCGGCCAAAACTTAAAAGACATTACAGATTACGCACAAGGCGCTGCGAGTCAAGAATACGGGAATGCGTTCAATCGATACAATACAAACCAGACAAATCTGTTCAACCGCTTAAGCAGTTTAGCGGGCGTAGGTCAAACAGCAACTAACCAGGTAGGTAGTGCTGGATCAGCAGCAGCAGGTGCAATGGGTTCAAATACAATGAGCGGTGCAGCAGCAAGTGGCAACTACTTAACAAGTGGGGCAGCAGCAGGTGCGGCCGGTCAAGTAGGAAGTTCCAATGCGTGGGGCAATGCTATCAATGGTGCTGGCGGTAACTATATGGGGATGCAGTATCTGAAT